GCCTGTATAACAAAGAATTAAACAAAGAGCGTATCAACCAGGGTAGACCATCAAGGCGCAATAAAAAAATACGGTTCACGAATAATTGATTATGATAAAAATAAGAAATCCATTTGTGATTGAAAACAAAAGGTCAGCTAAAAAAGTTGTTCGCCAATTAGTTACAGGTAAACGCAGAAGCTATAAGGCCGCGCAAGAATCAGACGCGCTATACGGCTGGACATCTTCCCCAGTATCAATCAACAGCGTCCTGCGTACTAATTTAACTAAATTACGAGCCAGGTCACGCGAACAGTGCAAAGCCAACGATTACGCCAAACGATACTTGGGCTTATTAAAATCTAATGTTATCGGTAGCTTGGGTATTGTTACATCAGCCAAGTCAAAAGGCGTCGATGGAAAGCCGGATATCTTGGCAAACCAGACAATTAACCGACACTTTAAACGGTGGGCTAAAAAAAGAAACTGCTCGTTAAATGGAAACTTGTCATGGATTGATATTCAAAACCAATTTATCAGCACTATCGCAGAAGATGGTGAAATTCTAATCCGTGAATACACAGGGCGCGGCGAATATAATTACCAGTTGCAGCCGCTTGATCCAGAGCTATTGGACGTTGGTTTTTACTCGACATTAAATAACGGAAACTCAATCAGAATGAGCATAGAGTTTGATTCTGTTGGTACGGCGGTCGCTTATTGGTTACTGACTAATCTATCTAATGATGATGTTCATGTGATCGCGGGGCGTAAATATCAGCGCGTACCGGCTAATGAGATCATGCATGAGTTTTTACGTGAGCGGGTTGGTCAGATTCGCGGCATCCCCTGGGTGGCAACGCCGCTTGCGCGTATGAAAATGCTGGATGGCTTTGAAGATGCCGCGCTAATTAATGCTCGCGCAGGCGCTACAAAAACAATGATTATCGAAACGCCTCAAGGCGAAAGCCCAAACTTTGAAGGCGATGACGACACATCAGACGCGGAAGATGATGAGTTCATAGAAGAACTAGGCAGCAATGTTGTTGAATACCTTGATCCGGGGCAAGTTGCTAAACCATATGATCCGACTTATCCGTCAAACGAATTCGGCACATTCAATAAAGCTATACTCCGCGCAATATCAGCCGGATTAAACGTATCTTACAATTTACTGGCCAACGATTTAGAAGGTGTTAGTTTTGCAAGTGGCCGAATAGGTGTTACAGAAGATCGGGAAATGTGGAAGGCATTGCAGACGTTTACTATTGAGGGGCTATGTGAGCGTGTTGTTGAGCGGTGGCTATCTATCCAATTAGCAACAGGAAAGCTCATTGTCCCATCTAAAAATGGATTGCAAAAAGCATTACGTTTAGTTGATTTCGATAAATTTAACGACTTCTTTTACCGGGGTAAGCGATGGGATTACATCAACCCGCTGCAGGAGTGGAACGCTAACCGGGTGGCCTATGATTTAAAAGCAAAGTCGGTATCACAAATGATTCGTGATGCAGGCGGCGACCCGGACGAGGTTTTTGCAGAAATAGAATATGAACGCGCCATTTTCAAATCACTAGGTTTTGATGTAGTATCCACAAAAGACAAGCCTGCTGACATTGACGACGATGATATTGATGAAGAAGCAGAGGACGCGAAACAGCAGGCTAACGATAAAGGCGGTAAGTAATGAAAAAGCAATTTAAAAAAGTAAAAGGGCAGATTTTATACCGCGTCTTTGAAATTAGTGAAGATCAACTTCGCATGGATGGCGATGATGAAAGCCGCGAAATTAATGTAGTATTTTCTAGCGAGGACGCAATTGTTCCTCGTTATTTTGGCAATGAAATTTTAGGGCATAGCAAAGGTGAGGCAAGGCTCGAAAGGCTAAACCAGGGCGGCGCAATGCTAGTAGGACACAATCACTCCGACCAGGTTGGTGTGACTGAATCAGCAAGTATAGATGCAGCTTCTAAACAGGGTTTAGCAACATTGCGCTTTGGAAAGAGCGCAAGGGCTGAAGAAATATTTATTGATGTTAAGGATAGAATCAGGCGCTTTGTATCCGTTGGATATCGCGTCTATAAAACAGTGTTGGAAAAGGTTGAAAATGATATTGAATTTCACCGGGTTGTCGATTGGGAACCTGTTGAAATATCTATCGTGCCAGTTCCCGCCGACCCGAACGCTGAGATTTTACGCAGTGAAGAATCAGCAGAATTTGAAACCTATATTGAAATTAGAGAGGCTCCTGTAATGGAAACCGAAAACGAAAAACGAATCCGCTTACTAAAAGAAGCGCAAACACGCACTTTGACCGATGTAGAAGCCAAGTTTCTGCGCGATCTTGGTGAAACTTTACCGACTCGCGCCGATCCAGCTCCCGCGCCCGCAGTTGATACCGCCGCAATTATGACCGCTGAACGTGGACGTATCCGCGAAATTACAGCAATCGGCGAACAGTTTGGTCTAACCAAAGAAGCTGAGAGCATGATTGATAACGGTCGCAGCATTGATGATATGAATCAATGTGTCGTTGATGAAATGAAGAAGCGTGGCTTGAAATCAGTAGCTTCGCCAACTGGTAGAGATGCAGATATCGGCCTGTCAAAAGACGAAGCGCGTAAATTCTCTATTGCGAACGTTGTGCGCGCCCTGGCATTTCCTAACAATAAAGTAATTCAGAAAGCTGCTAGTTTTGAAAAAGAATGTTCGCGCGCTGTTGCCGATGTGATGGGTAAGGAGGCACAGGGCTTTTTCTTGCCTAATGACGCTTTGCGTGCAACATTTGCAATAGATGGTAAACGCGATCTTGTTGTTGGTACTGATACAGCAGGTGGCCATCTTGTATCGACAGACCTATTAACCGGCTCATTCATTGATGCATTAATTAATGCACTTGCATTGACTAACGCAGGCACGACTGTGTTATCTGGATTAGTCGGCAACATAGCTATACCCAAAAAGGTAAGCGGCGCGACTGCTTACTGGGTTGCTGAGGGCGTTGCTCCGACCGAAAGCCAGCAAGTTCTCGGTCAGGTTGCAATGTCGCCTAACACAGTTGGTGCGTTCACTGATTACAGCCGTAAATTGTTGCTACAATCATCACTTGCGATTGAGAATTTTGTGCGAAACGATTTGGTTGAAAAATTAGTTACAGCTATTGATCTGGCTGGCGTTAATGGCTCAGGCACGGGTGCGGAGCCAGAAGGCATTATTAACACTACTGGCATCGGCTCGGTGGCTGGTGGCACTAATGGTCTTGCGCCTACCTGGTCACACATCGTCCAGCTTGAATCCGCAGTAGCTAATGCTAACGCGCAAATGGGCAACCTGTCATATCTGACAAACACTAAAGTACGCGGCAAGTTGAAGGAAACTGAGAAATTCAGCGGCGGCGGTAAGGAAATTTGGGGCGAGGGTGATATGCCTCTGAATGGCAACAATGCAATCGTTAGCAATCAGGTTCCGTCTGATCTGACTAAGGGCACATCTGTCGGTGTTTGTTCTGCGATCATTTACGGTAACTTTGCCGATTTGGTGCTCGGTTTATGGGGCTCGCTGGATATCACAGTCGATCCATACAGCCAAAGCACAACCGGCGGCACTCGCATTGTCGCGCTACAGGATGTTGATTACGGTGTTCGAAATGCGGCATCATTTGCTGCAATGTTGGACGCTTTAACCACTTAAAACGGTTTCATGGTGGTGGTCTTAAAGGGGAGGCGTTTCGCTTCCCCTTTTTTTATGGTTTAATATGCGCGACACAAACAATACACAATCGAATTTGAGGACAATAGTCATGGCTGAAAAGAAACAAGAAATTAAAGAAAATATTTTAAATGCTGCCTGCCTGGTTGGTGGTAAACCTTTCTCACGTGGCGAAAATGCCGACTTTGACGATGAAGTAGTGGCGGATTTACGCGCAGCCGGTCGAATTTGTAAAACAAAGGAAGAGGCTGATAACGCTAAAAAAAGTCTTGTAGCCGCTAAAAAAAGTCTTGCAGCCGCTAAAAAAGCATCTGCAACCGACAAAAAGGAACCCGCAACCACTGAATAACCAGCTAACAACGACCAATACCACCGGTTTAATCAAATGCCGTTACAAATGAACCTTGATGCTTTGCTCAAACGCTTTGGGCGTGATGTTACGTACAATAATGGGCAAATTATCCGAGGTATTTATGACGAGCAGCCGATTAATTCCGGTGGTATCGATAGCATCATGGAAGTGCTAAAAATAAAAGAATCTGATTTACCCGACCTGGCTGCAGACGATGAATTTGAGCTTTATGTTGGAGAATCTCAAAATACATATAAAGCAAAAGAATTCACACCGCAACGCTCAGGATTTTTATTGATTGAATTGGAATTACAGCCATAATGCCACACGTTAGAAAACAGATTAGAGATAGAGCTGTTGTTGAGTTAACTGGACTCGCAACAACTGGTTTAAATATCTTTGCATCCAGGATCCGCAAATTTCAGGACAGCGAATTACCAGGTTTGCGTATTCATACACGCAATGAAGTCAGCGAACGCGCAGACATGGACAACAATTTACATCGAAAGACCGAATTAGTTATCGAAGCCGTTGCAAAACAGGTTGATAGCATTGACGATTTGCTCGACACCATGGCCGTTGAAATTGAAACTGCCATTGGTCAATCGAATTTAAACAATTTAGCAATCGAAGCCATCGAATTAGTCTCCACAAATACAGAAATATTGGATGATGCCAATCAGCCGGTAGGGGTTGCAACTTTAGTGTTTACGGTTCAATATTTCACCATTGATAATTTACCGGAAGCGACAACGCATTAAATAGGCATTAACATGGTAAAAATGT